GTCACTTATGCCCCGTGCCTAGACTGCCTAGACCTTGCGCCTATTAATCATGCGCGCGCGCGCACGCGCGTGAGCGGAATCACTGCAACACGATTCATAAATGAAATTAAGTCTAGGCAGTATAGGCAGTCTAGGCATTGCGTTAAAAAACAGAGCTTTACAAATTTTTCAGGTCTAGGCATGAGTCTAGGCAGGCTAGGCATGAGGGCCACATGGAATTGAATCAGACCGATTTCGCCCGGCATGCCGGCTGGTCCAAGTCCTATGTGTCCAAACTCAAGGGCCAGGGTCGCCTGGTGATGACCGCGCGCGGGCTGATCGATGTCCACGCCTCCCTGGACAAGGTCAAAGCCACCGGCGGCATCACCCCCGCGGCCCGGGGTCAGGACCAACGCTGGGACGACTACCGCGCCGAGCAGGGGAAGGCGCGGCCGGATAGTCAACCGGACAACGCCGGCCTGACGTTTGGCGTCGGTGACGACGTGCGGGTCAAGGTCGGCGACGCCACCAAGCTGCAGGCCCTGCGCAAGCTGAAAGCTGACGCCGATCGCGCGGAAATGGAGCGGGACACGATGCGCGGCCGGCTGATCGAGCGCGACACCGTCCAGGCGGACATGCGCACCGCCGCCGGCGTCATCCTCAACGCCCTGGAAGGCCACCCGGACCGCCTGGCGCCGCTGCTGCTCAATCAAACCGATCTTGCCACCGTGCGCGCCCTGCTGCGCGACGAAGTGGAATCGATCCAGTCGACCATCGCCCACGAACTCGGGCAAATCGCCCGCCATACCGAGGAACACCTAGCATGAGCAATCACCGAATCAAAATCGAATACGCCGTCGACCAGCCGCACATGCGCGGCAATGCCAATGTCTGCGTCGAGTGTGCCGGCCCGGGCGATCTCGATCACTGGCTGCAGACCCTGCGCGCCGCGCTGGTCGCCGCCGGCTTCGGCTTGGAAACCGCCGTCGGCCTGCATGTCGACGGCGCCGTCGACGCGGGGCTGGTCGGCGACATGAGCCCGGAAAGCCCTGCCGCGCAGATTGCCAAGCTGCGGGCCCGTACCGGCTTCAACCCACTCGACCACGTGCAAACCAAGTGAGCGACGCCCCGGCGCCGGTCACCATTGGCAAAGCGACGCTGTACCTCGGCGACTGCCTGGCGCGGCTGCGGGAACTGGCGGATGCCAGCGTCGACGCCGTGGTGACCGACCCGCCTTATGGTCTCACCTTCATGGGTCGGCATTGGGACTATGACGTGCCGACGGTCGAGATATGGGCCGAGTGCCTGCGCGTGCTGAAACCTGGCGGCCACCTGCTGGCCTTCGCCGGCACCCGCACCCAGCACCGCATGGCCGTGCGCATCGAGGACGCCGGTTTCGAGATTCGCGACATGATTGCGTGGGTCTATGGCTCCGGCTTCCCCAAGTCGCTGGATGTCAGCAAGGCGATTGATAAGGCGGCTGGGGTGGAGCGGGATGAATACCCCGACCCGCGTTGGCTTGACCGCTACCCTAATGGCAACGGTGGCAACCACAATCGCGGCGAAGGTGGCATTTATGGGAAGGCCGAATCCGTTCTCGGGCGTCCGTTGACGACGAGCGCACCCGCCACAGATGCCGCCCGGCAATGGGCCGGCTGGGGCACGGCGTTAAAGCCGGCGCTGGAGCCGGTCACCGTCGCCCGCAAACCGCTGATCGGCACCGTCGCCGATAACGTGCTGACGCATGGCACGGGGGGGTTGAATGTGGATGGGTGTCGGGTGGGGACCGACGATAACCTGAACGGCGGGCGGTACAGCGACAACAAGCAAGGCGATGACGGTAACAGCTACGGAAGCGGCATCAACGAGCGCAGCGCGAACGACTACCAACAACCAATTGGCCGCTGGCCCGCCAACCTGATCCACGACGGCGCCGAGTATTTCGGCGATCAAAGCCGCTTCTTCTACACCGCCAAAGCCAGCAAGTCGGACCGGGATGAGGGGCTGGATGGGTTTGCATTGCAAAAAAATGATTTTCATCGCGCATCCAGCGGGCTTAATCAAGACCGGCCTGGCCGCGAAGGTCGAAAACCGAGTGATGGCGCCAGAAACCATCACCCCACCGTCAAACCCACCGACCTCATGCGCTACCTGTGCCGGCTGGTGACACCGCCGGGCGGCACCGTGCTGGATCCGTTCATGGGATCTGGATCAACAGGCAAGGGCGCCGTATTGGAAGGGTTCCGCTTTATCGGCATCGAGCGGGAAGCCGACTATTTCGACATCGCCCGCACCCGCATCGACCGCGTCCAACGCCAGGCGACCATTTTCGATTTGCTGGAAGCGGCGGAAGCCTCATGAAAACCCGGTTGTCCGAGGCCCGGCTTTCCGCTATCGCTTCAATCCGATGCCGGGTTTCCGCTGTCGCTGCAACCCAGCCTACCCCCTAACCCATAACCCCTACACCTGCCATGCACCCACGCACCATCACCCTGCACCGCGCCTTGATCAAATTAGCCAAAGGCGTCGTCAAGGCCTGGGAAGAATGGATCGAGTCGCATTGCAACGAACCGGCGCGCCGGTAGGTGTGAATTCATTCGCACGGACGCGCCCGGGCGGCCCGGTTGGCCGCTGGCCGAATGAATTCGGCCCTACATGAATGTGGCGAATGCGGAGGCTGATCCGCTGAATCGTGAGGGGCAATGGTCGACAACCCACAACCTCTGCGGGTAGACGTAATCGACCGGAGCGTTTAAGAGGCGCCCCATGCCGGAGATCAGCACCGGCCGCCAATCCCGGGCCGGGTTACAGCCTGACAGGCGGCAAAGACCCCCGCCCGCCGCGAGCGTATCGCGGCAACCATTTGGGCTGGCAGTTGAGACCGGTCAGTGGGCCTCTGACCAGTAAGCCACTCGCGAGGGAGCTGCTGGCAAGCCCTTAATCCCGGGGCGCTGCGCGGATCGCCACCGCAACAGCTCGAACCGCCCGCCGGAGCGTATCCGGCACCCAATTCCAGACCTGACAGGTTTCCGAAACCTTTTAGGTCTTATGCATAACACGGAATCGCCCCCGCCATCGCTTCGGCATCGGCTCATGGCATCCCCGGTTACACCGAGGCCCCGCCATGTCCGTCAATGCCGCATCCGCCGCCACCTCGCCGAATACCGCTCCCCCGCACTGGGCGCTGGCGCAATTCGCGCGGCTCATGCAACCGCGCCGCCGGCTGACCGTATCGGAATGGGCGGACACGCATCGCATCCTGTCGCCGAAGGCCAGCAGTGAGCCCGGGCCCTGGCGCACCTCTCGCAACGAGCTGCTGCGGGAAATCATGGACGCGTTGTCGCTGGATGCCACCTGCCCGCGCGTGGTCGTCATGAAGCCCGGCCAGGCCGGCGCGACGGAATGCGCGGTCAACTGGGTCGGCTACGTGGCCGAGCATGTCCGCATCGCCAAACCCATGGCGATCATCGTGCCGGGCGACAAGCTGCGGGACGATTGGGTCGTGCAACGGCTGCGGCCCATGTTCGAGTCGACCGCCGCGCTGAAGACGCTGGTCGACGTCTCCAAATCGCGCGACGGCTCCAACCGGCTCGACCGCATCGATTACCCGGGCGGGATCCTCTTCATCGTCTCGGCTGGCTCGGGTTCAAACCTCGAGTCGCGCCCCATCGCCAACGTCGTCGCTGACGAAATCGACCGCTTCGGCTGGGATGTCGACGGCCGCGGCGATCCGCTGTCGCTGATCGCCACCCGGCAAGCCAATTTCCCGCGCCGCAAAACCCTGCTGATCAGCACGCCGCAGGTCAAGGGCTCCAGCCGTATCGAGCAGGAATGGGAAGCCAGCGACCAGCGGCTGCGCTATGTCGCCTGCCCGCATTGCGACGAATACCAGACCCTGCGCTGGGAGCAACTGCAATGGACCGCCGATGCCGAGAAATGGTGGTATGTCTGCCCGATCAACGGCTGCCTGATCGAGGAGCGCGACAAGCCGCGCCTGCTGGCCCGGGGCGAATGGCGCCCGACCTTCCCCGGCCGGCCGATTCGCGGCTATCACTGGAACAACCTCTATAACCCCATCGGCCTCGGCTACGGCTGGGGCGAATTGATCCAGCAATGGCTGAAGGCACAAGGCAACGAGGAGGCGCTGCAGGTCTTCTATAACGAACGGCTTGGCCAGCCGTTCGAGGATCAGCGCACCTCGACCCGCCCGGACGATCTCGCCCAGCGTGCCGAGGCCTACGCCTTGCGCACGCTGCCCGAGGGCGCGCTGCTGCTCACAGCCGGCGTCGATACCCAGGACGACCGCCTGGAGGTGCAAATCCTCGGCTGGGGCGAGGGCGGCCGCTGGTGGGTGGTCGATTACGTGGCGCTGCCCGGCAACCCGGACCGGCCGGACGTCTGGACCGCGCTGACCGATCTGCTGGGCCGCGCCGTCGCCCATGACGGCGGCGGGCTGCTGCGGGTCGAGGCGACTGCCATCGACATGGCCGGGCACAATACCGAACACGTCAAGGCCTTCGTCCGCTCCACCCGCCTGCCGCGCTGCCTGGCGATCCAGGGCAGCCGCCACCGGCTGGACAAGGTGCTGGGCCCGGCCCGGAAAATCGACTTCAACCGCGCCGGAAAGATCATCAAGCAGGGCATGCGCTATCACCAGGTCGGCACCGAGCTGGCAAAGGATTCGCTGTTCCGGGCCTTGCGCGGCGACGCCGATCAGGCGCCCGCCGACCGCCGCGCCCATTTCTCGCAAGACCTGCCGCCGGAGTATTACCAGGGCCTGCTATCGGAAGCCTGGAACCCGCGCCGGCAACGCTACGAGCCGCGCCGGGGCCAGACCCGCCGCAATGAGCCGCTCGACACCTGGGTGTATGCCTACGCCGCCGCGCATCATCCCGAAATCCGGCTGGATCGCCTGCGCGAATCGGACTGGAAGCAACGGGCCAAGCGGTTGCAGGCGGAGCCCTCGCCCTTCGACTCCGCTCAGGGACCGGCCTCGGTTGAGACCGGCTACCCGGCCAAACCCGCGCCGAAAACCCGCCGCGAGCAACTGGCCAAGGACGGCTGGGAACTGTGAGCGGTGAGGCGGGCCTGATTGACGCCATCGCCGTGGCCATCGCCCAGGCGCTGGCCGCGCATGGCGTCACCCCGGCCGCCGGCAATGCCACCGTCCACGCCCAATGCGCCCGGCTGTGTGCCGACTGGGGCGGCGAGGAGCACTGGCTGCCGAAGACCTACCGCACCGGCAAGGCCGCGCAAGTCGCCGACGCCGTCGCCAACGGTGCCACCCTTGCCGAAGCCGCCCGCCGCGCCGGCGTGCATCGGGACACGGCGCGGCGGCTGGTCAAACGGCAGGCGACGGGATTGGGACGAGAGGATTGGGTTTTGTAGGGCCGAATTCATTCGGCCCGTGGCGGGGAAGGGCGAATGAATTCGCCCCTACATCATGCCGCGTCGATCATCCGCCGCAGCCAGCCGGACCCGCCGAGCCGCTTGAGCTTGTCGCGCTGCTCGGCTGTCAGGCTCAAATTGATGCGCACGGTCGGCGTGCCGGTGGCCAGCGGCTTGCGGCCCTGGTTGCGGCCCGCGCCGCCGCGGGTGGGTTTGTCGGTCATGCCTGGCTTCTCAGCCAATCGTCGACGACCGCAGGCACCCCGCGCAATGTCTCCGACGACCCAATCAACTCATCGGTTTCTGTGAGATACACATCCCACCGCTCCAGGTCCCCAATTTGCACCACGTAAAAATCGGCCGAGATGTCGTTGGCGTGCGCCTTCGACAAACCGATTTCAAAGCTATCTTTACTGAATTCCATCTTTCCTCTCCTCGTTGTCCTCTTCGATTGAGACAATCAGCCGCTCGATATAGTTGTCCTGGTCCAGGCCGTCGATGAGCAGTTCCCCGTCGTCGTTTTTTTCCAGGCTGGCATCGGTTGCCAGCCAATAGGCGTCGTCAAATACGCTGATGACGCGAACAGCAATCTCCCGGATGGTGTTGAACTGGCCAGCCCGATAACCTGTGTAAATCCATTGATCCGTTTCCTGGTAATAGATCATGGCTTTCGGATTTCCCAGGTCGGTTTTGATATTCAACTCGCCATGACCGAGGTTGATGGTGTAGATGGTCATGCTTGCTCTCCGGTGTGGCCGTCCGTGGCCGTGTGGGTTACATGTGGCCGTTTCTGATCATGGCGTCTAAAAATGAAATCTTGCTGACCAATGCGTCAAGATCATCATTTGCGGCCAGCCATTTTTTGCTACCTACTTTCATGCTGGAAATTGCAGCCCTCAGCGCCGTGGCGGTTTGTCTTGCTGCCTTTATTTGTTGTTGTGCGTTCATCTCTCTCTCCTTTTTTGTTTCGCCTTTTCGTGTGGCTTGATTGATATTATACGCACGAAAACAAAAAAAGCAAGAAAAAAGTGACTAGTGCTCAGTGACTAGCAAAAAAAAAATCTAGCCCCTAGCCACTCATCACTAGCCACTGCTCCCCCCTGCCGCATTTTCCCCCTGATTTTGCTTTGCGCCTTGCGGGATGATCGTGCCCCATGGCGTACACCCAAACCGATCTCGACACCCTCGACGCGGCGATCAAAGGCTCGCGCTTGACCGTGCGCATTGCCGACCGGCTGACGACCTATCGGTCCATCGATGAGCTGATCAAGGCCCGGGCGCATGTGGCGGGCATCCTTGCCAGCCAATCGGCGCCGACCCGCTCCTATCCTCGTTTCCAACAGGCCACTTTCGCCGATGAGTAGGGGTTCGACTCCGCTCACCCCGAGCCTCCTCGACCGCGCCATTGCCGCGATTGCCCCCGGCTGGGGTCTGCAGCGTGCGCAAGCGCGCCGGGTGTTGGCCTATTACGAAGCCGCCAAACCGGACAAATTACGCAAGCAGCGCCGGGAAACCGGCAGCGGTGACGCGGCGGTGGCGCGGGCGGGATCCAGTCTCCGCGAACAGGCCCGCCATCTCGAGCAAAACCACGACCTGGCCCGGGGCGCCCTGCAGACGCTGGTCGCCAACGTGGTTGGCCCGGTGGGCATCGGCATCGAACCGCAGCCGCGCAATTCTGCCGGCGAGATTGATGACGACCTGGCCGCGCAGATCCTCAACCTGTGGCGCGATTGGTGCGAAAAGCCCGAGGTCACCTGGTCCATGGATTTTGCCGGCCTGCAGCGGCAAGTCTGCCGGTCCTGGCTGCGGGATGGCGAGTGCCTGGCGCAAATCATCGAGGGCATGACGCCCTATCTCGATCACGGCACCCGCGTGCCGTTGTCGCTGGAAGCCATCGAGTGCGATCACCTGCCGTGGGACTACAACTCCAGCAGCCCGTCGATCACCAACGGCGTCGAGCGTAATGGCTGGGGCCGGGCGGTGGCCTATCACGTCTACAAGCAACACCCAGGCGACATCGGGCTGATGAGCCTGTTCCAGTTCGCCACCGAGACCAAGCGAGTGCCGGCGTCGCGCATGTTCCACGTCAAGCTCGCCGACCGCATCCGCCAGGCGCGGGGCGTGAGCATCTTTGCGAGCGTGTTGGGCCGGATGGACGACATCAAAGATTACGAGGAAAGCGAGCGCATGGCCGCGAAAGTGGCCGCCAGCATGGCTGCGTTCATCAAAAAGGGCAGTCCGGATTTTTACGACGCCGACTCCAAAGGCGAGCCGCGCGATTTGCGGTTCAGGCCGGGCATGGTCTTCGACGATTTGTTGCCAGGCGAGGAAATCGGCCTGATCGATAGCACCCGCCCGAATCCGCAGCTCGAGCCCTTTCGTTCTGGCCAGCTCCGCGCCGTCGCCTCCGGCATCGGCTGCACCTATTCCAGCCTCTCGAAAAATTACGACGGCACGTACAGCGCCCAGCGCCAGGAACTGGTCGAGGGCTGGGGCCTGTACGGCGTCATGACCTCCGAATTTGTCAGCCAGTTCGTGCGGCCCGTGTATCAGCGGTTCATCTCTACCGCACTGGCCGCGCGCCTGATTCGCCTGCCCGCCAGCATCGATCTCGACTCGCTCGACGACGCGCTCTATCTCGGCCCGCAGATGCCCTGGATCGATCCGCTCAAGGAAGCCTCGGCCTGGGAAAAGCTGGAAAGCAATGGCCACGCCAGCGGCCCAGAAATCATCCGCCGCCGCGGGCAATCGCCCATGGATGTGCTGGAGCAGGAATCCAGGTGGCGGCGGTTGGCGGAGGAGAAGGGCGTGAGCCTGAGCCTCGGGAAATCCGCCGCCGCTCCCTTCGACTCCGCTCAGGGAACGGCTAACCAAGACAACACCGACGCGCCCTTCGACTCCGCTCAGGGCAAGCCCCGCAAATCGCTACCGAGGACCGCATGAGCGAAAACCAACCCTTCGACTCCGCTCAGGGCAAGCCACCTACTGCCCCCTGGTATCAGATCCGCGCCTTGGCCAATGCGCCGACGGCGGAGCTAATGATCTTCGGCGACATCGGCGAGAACGCCTTTTCCGACGAGTCCGTCACGGCGAAAGCCCTGGTCACCGACCTGGCCGCAGTCAAGGGCCGGGCGCTGACCGTGCGCATCAACAGCTACGGCGGCAGCGTGGCGGATGGTTTGGCCATCTTCAACGCCTTGCGCCGGCATGCCGCGTCGGCGCCGGTCACGACCTCGGTCGACGGCGTGGCCATGTCGATTGCCAGCCTCATTGCCATGGCCGGCGATACGCGCGAGATGTCGGCCAATGCGTTGTTCATGGTGCACGCGCCGTGGGGCGTGAGCATCGGTAATGCCGTGGATATGCGCGCCACGGCTGATGTGCTCGACAAGTACGCGCAAGCCATGACCTCGGCCTATTCCCGCTCGGCCCTGACCGAGGCGGAAATCACCGCCCTGCTGACCGATGGCCAGGATCACTTTTACACCGCGAGCGAGGCGGAAGCGGCCGGCTTTGTCACGCAAGTGACCGCCGACCTGGCGATTGCCGCCACCTATCGCGAAAACCGTTTTACCCGGCAGCCCGTCGCTGCCCAACCCATTCAGGCCGCAGCGCCTCAACAACCGGAGTCAATTATGACCACTGAAACCACCAAGCCTGCGGAACCTATGGCCGCCGCACAACCCATCAACGTCGCCAGCATCGAAGCCGCCGCGCAAGCGAAAGCCCTGGACGCCATCAAGGCCCGGGCCGGCGAGATCCGCGCCATGTTCAAGCCGTTCATGAGCCGCGAGGGCATCAGCGCATTGCAGGATGAGTGCCTGGACGATCCGTCCATGCCGCTGGATACCGTCAGCGCCAAATTGTTGACCAAGCTGGGCGAAGGCGCCGAGCCGATTGCCTCGAATCCGCGCATCGAATCGGGCGAGGACGAATCCGACAAGCGCCGCGCCGCGGCTTCGGCTGCGCTGCTGGCGCGGGCTGGCGTCACCACCGGCAAGGACGCGGATACCGCACGGCAGGGCAACCCCTACGCCCATGCCAAGCTGTACGACCTGGCCCATGAAGCCGCAGTCCGTGCCGGGTTCAACCCGAACGGTAAGGACCCCATGCACATCGTCAAGGGCGCCATCACTCAGGGCACCAGCGACTTTCCTGTGATCCTCGAAGACGTGATGCACAAGACGTTGCTGTCGGCCTATACCGCCACGGCCGACACCTGGAGCCGTTTCTGTTCAGTTGGCAGCGTGTCCGATTTCCGCGACTGGAAGCGCATCTACACCGGGACCATCAGCAACCTCGACACCGTCAACGAGATGGGCGAGTTCAAGAATAAGGGCATCCCGGACGGCAATGCCGAGTCGATCAGCATCGCCACCAAGGGCAACCTGATCAACATCTCCCGCCAGGCGATCATCAACGACGATTTGTCGTACTTCACCCGCCTGACCACGATGTTGGGCCGCGCCGCAGCGCGCAGCATCGAGGCTGATGTCTATGCGCTGCTGGTCGCCAACCCGACGATGGACGACGGCTTCGCGCTGTTCTCGACGGACCACGCCAACTATCAGGGCACCGGCGGCGCCATCAGCGTGGCCACCCTGGTCGCGGCCCGTGAGGCGATGCGCAGCCAGAAAGACCCGTCCGGCAACGATTACCTGGACATCCCGCCCAGCGTGCTGCTGTGCCCGATTGCCAAGGGCAGCGCCGCCCGCGTCACCGTCAACAGCGAATACGACCCGGACACCGCCTCCAAGCTGCAGCGGTTCAACGACGCCCGGGACATGGTCTCCGTGGTCGATACCCCGCGCCTGTCCGGCAACGCCTGGTACGTGTTCGCCGATCCGCAGCAGGAAGCCGTGATTGAAGTCGCCTTCCTCAATGGCGTGCGCGCCCCGTACCTGGAAACCGAGCAGGGCTTCGAGGTCGACGGCCTGCGCTACAAGGTTCGCCTTGACTACGGCGTCGGCGCGGTCGGATTCCGCGGCGCGTATCTCAACGCGGGAGCCTAAGCCATGGCGACCAACTACCAATACGAGGGGGAAACCATCCCCATCGTCGAGAGTGCGCTGACGCACGCCACCCATGATCCCGACCTGGCGCAGGCCGGCGACGCGGTCCTGGTCGGCAGTCTGGTCGGCGTGGCGCTGAACAGCGCCGCCGCCAACACCGACAGCATTCAAGTGGCGGTCGAAGGCGTTTGGGCCTTGCCGGCGGCAGCGGTGACCGACACGGTCGACAGCGCCATTGCCGTGGGTGACAAGCTGTATTTCTCGACGGCGGAAACCAAGGCGACCGGCACGTTGACCAGCACCGGCACCGCGCCCAGCGATGGCGACACCGTCACCATCGGGAGCACCGTCTATACATTCAAAACTGCACTGACCACCGATCCGGCGGCCGTGCCCTACGAAGTGCTGATTGGCGTCTCTGCCGCCGTGGCTCTGGATAACCTCAAGTCGGCGATCAACAAGACCGCCGGAGAAGGCACGACCTACGGCACCGGCACCACCGCGCATCCGAGCGTGGAAGCGACCACCAACACCAACACCACGCAAGTGGTGCAGGCGTTGACCGCGGGCGCCGCCGGCAATGACATCGCCAGCACCGAGACCAGCTCACAACTGGCCTGGGGCGCTGCCACGCTGTTCGGCGCGAAATCCAAGGGCGACCTAACCAAGACCTCCGGAAATATGTTTTTCGGGACCGCTGTTTCCACCCTGGCCGCCGGCGATTTCGGCACCGTCAATGTACTGATCAAGAGGGCTCTCTGATATGGCTACCAATTATGTGCAGGAAGGCGAAACGCTGACCCTGGCCGCGCCTTATAACCGCACCTCCGGGCAAGCGGCGCTGATCGGCACCGGCCTGTTCGGCGTGGCGCTGGTCACCGTCACCTCGGGCGCAATGGCTGCGTTCGCGATGGAAGGCGTGTTCACGCTGGCCAAAGTCGAGCAGCAGGCCTGGGCCACCATCGGCCTGCCGATCTACTGGGACGACTCAGCCAAGCTGCTGACCACCACGTCCTCGGGCAATACCCTGGTCGGGTACAACACCGCCACGGCGGCGAATCCGTCGACCACCGGCACCATCCGTCTGATCGGCTGATGACCTTCGTGGATCCCACCATGGACGAAGCGTTGGCAGAATGGGGCGAGACCGCCACTCTGCAGCGCGACCCCGTTGTCGAGCTGGAGGCGGTCTATACCGCCCCGGACTCGCTGCGGGCGTATGGTGGCATCACCGTCGACACGATCGACGCGGCGCTGCATGTCCGGACCTCGGACGTGTCGGCGCTCACTCTTCAGCCTGGCGAGCGGATTGCCGTGCGCGGGCAAATCCATCATCTGATTGCCAACCCCCTGGAAGACGACGGCGCCGGCTCGGTGTTGCTGCTCAGGAGGTTGGTGGCGTGAGTTTCAGCGTGATGGTTGATCAGGACCAGCTCAGTGCGGCAAGTAAGGCCCTGTCCTACATTGCCAATGGCTATGAGCGGGCCACCATGCGCGCGGCCAACTACGCCGCCGCGCGGACCAAGACCGAAACCACCAAGCAACTGATGAAACTGATCACGGCTGACCCGAACCGCATCAAGGATTCGGTGAATGTCAGACGGGCCACGTTGAGCAAGCCGGCTGCCGTGCTGGATATATATGGCAAAGCCATCACCCTGTTTCGGTTTGACGTGTCCTTCATGTACCCCACCGTGACCGGCGGCGTCAAGGCCAACATCTTCAAAGCGGGCGGCAGCCCATTGCAGCTCGACCATGCCTTTATTGCCAAGGTGAAATCCGGCTCAGACCAAAACCCGGGCCCCAATCATTGGGGTGTCTTCTCGCGCCGCGGCCCTCCAAGACGCATGACGCGGGGCAACTATATCGGCCAAGTAAAACAGCCCCTGGTGCAACATTTCGGCCCGACCTCGGCAAAGGTCATTGAAAAGACCCCCGGCGTTCAGCAGAAAATCATGGAGTTTGGCGCCGCCAAGTTCGTCCAGGAACTGGACCGCCAAGTCGGCTTGCTGTTCAAACAGGAATACGGCATCGACCCGCCCGAGGATTTCTTCTGATGGCCGCCCCCGCCTCCATTCGCGAGCAAATCCTGACCGAGCTGCTGCGCCGTGCCCGGCGGTATCTGCCGAGCGCCACCCGCGATCCGATCCGCCGCAAAGACGGCGACTTGCCGCGTCTGGTGATTGCCGATGCAACGGAAGCCAGGGCCGAACCGAGCTACAAGAAGCATAAGTTAGCGCTGACCGTGACCGCAGTGCTGGCCGATGTCATCGACCCGGCGACCGAAACACTCAGCCACCAGGCTAACGCCCACATTGCCGGCCTGCTGGCCGCGCTGCTCAGCGATGACTGCACGCTCGGCGGTCTGTGCGACGGCATCGAGTACGAGTCCTCAATCATCAATTACCCGGACCCCGGCGACATCGTTTTCGGTGTGTCGTTGACGTTCACCGTTCGCTATTCCGTCGCTCTAGGCGACCCGTTTACCCACTAGGAGCCCACCATGCCTACTGCTCAAAATGCCCGCCTAGACTACGAGGCCGCGCAAACCCTTTATGCGATGGCCGCGCTGACCGACAGCGGCGACCATACGACCTTCACCAACTCGGCCGACTACTGGAGCCAGAAATCCGGCTATGCCCCGGTCATCCGCCCGAATGGCGTGGTCACCGGCGGCGAGATCACCCCGACCGCTGGACAAAGTGACAAGGTCGACGTGGCCGCGATGTCCATCAACTTGAACGGCGTGGTGACGGCGGTTGCTGGCAGCTCCGGCGTGGTCATTTCGCGCGGCGTCACGACCGACACCCACCGCATTACCTCGATCACCGTCAATGCCGGCGGCTCGATTGTCGCCGTGGCCGGCGTCGATTCCACCGCCTTCTCCGAAACGCGCGGCGCCGATGGCGGCCCGCCCCTGATCGCGGTCGACTCGGTGGAAATCGGCCAGATTCGTGTGACCAGCGTCTCCGCTGGCGCTGTCACCGAAAGCGAGGTCCGGCAGATCCCGGGCACGCACCAGGAACGGGCGAATTATCCGTCATACCAAGTCGACCCGCTCACCGGCAGCCTGACGTTTGCCGCAGCCCTGCCGCTGTCGCACACCGGCCCGACCGCCAAAAAGGTATTCGCGGAAGTGTACGAGCCCGACTTCGCCGAAGTGGTCGACGCCACCAGTTTTGTACCGCCGGAAACCACCCACTCGCTGACCAGCACCCAGGTGTACAAGCGAGCCATCGGCGCCACCTCCAGCAGCCTCAACCAGGGCAGCTTCAGCGCCATGCTGGAAGACGGCGTGACCGATCCGCTGGTGACCCTGAAGGACGAAAAGCTGTTCTTCAAGTTCTACCCGGACGAAAACAAGAGCGCCCACATGATCTGCGTCGGCACGCTGGGCCTGGCCCGCACCTTTCCGGCCGACAACCTCATCCAGGGCAACTTCACCATTAACGCCGAATACGCTGCAGTCGAGAAGGAATCCTAAGCCATGCCCTTCGACGCCAAAGCGTTCAACAAGGCCAAGTTCGAGCCCCGCACCGAAAGCGTGCGGGTGCCCGAGCTGGCCGAGTTCTTCGGCCCCGACGAGCCGGTCTTCGTCGTGCGCGGCCTGACCGGCATCGAACTGGCCGCCGCCATGGAATCGGCCGTCAGCGCCAAGCAGCGCGCCGAGCTGGCCGAGGCCCTGCTGGACGGTGCGATCGAGGACAAGAGCGAGGCGATACAAGCCGCGTTCGGCCTTGGCCCTGGCGTACCGGATGAGTTGATCCGCTATCACGAGTTGATCATCCGCGGCACGGTCGAGCCGGTCCTGACGCGCGACGTTAGCGTCAAGCTGGCCGAGCGGTTCCCGGTGGATCACAAGCGATTGGCCATGTGCATTCTCAACCTGACCGGCCAAGGCCACCAGGTTAAAAAAAAGCCGACCGACTCTGGCGCGACCCCGGCGTCCGAGTGAGCCTGGCGCTTTGCGCCCAACGGGGGCGATTTTTGTATGAGGCGCGACCGGATGTCGTGCCGTTTGATTATCTGAGCAGCCTGGAGATCGCGCTCTGGGAACTGTACTACTCATCACAGCAAAGGTGACCGCATGACCGCTTTTCTCCACGCCCTGGACGCCTCTGGCAATCTGGTCCCTTTGCAAGTCGGCGCCGATGGTGGCTTGAAAATCTCGGGGGACATTTCCCTCGATATGACCGCCGCGCTGCCTGCCGGCACCAACAATATCGGCGACGTGGATATTGCGAGCATGCCAGCCCTGCCGGCGGGCGCCAATGCCATCGGCAGCGTCACGGTCGACAGTCTCCCCCATGCCAATCTCGGCGCCTTCGGCGATTTGGAGGTCATGGAGCTGACGCCGGTGCTGCAGTTGAGTTTCGCCACCGGGATTCGCTCGCAATTGATGACCAGCGCCACGGCCAACAGCGCCACGGTCGACGCCAACACCGGCCGCCTGCGGCTGCAAACCGGCACCAATGCCGCCGGCAGCGCCATCGCCTCCAGCGCCCGCCCGGTCGCCTATCGCCCGGGGCAAGGTGTCACCGCTCGATTCACGCCGATCTGGACCGGCGCCGCCGCGTCATCGCGGCAGATGTACGGCATGGGCAACACGGTGGATGGCTACTTCGTCGGCTATAACGGCACCGCGTTTGGCATCTGTCACCGGCTGTCCGGCGCGGATACCTGGGTCGCGCAAGCCAGTTGGAACGGCGATAAGTGCAACGGCACCGGACCCAGCGGCCTGACGCTGGATCACACCAAGGGCAACGTCTGGCAGATCAAATATCCGTATTTGGGTCACGGAAACATCAGGTTTTATGCCTTCAACCCGGCGACCTCGCTCTGGATTCTGTGTCACACCATCCGCTACGCCAACTCCAGCGCCCTGCCGCAGCTATCGAATCCGCTGCTGAATTTCCACGGGGAAGCCATCAACACCGGCAATACTTCAAACCTCATCAGCTATGTGACCTGCGCCGCCGCGTTTATCGATGGCTTTCGCGCATGGCTCGGCCCGCAGTTTGCCAGCGACAACAGCAAAGCCAGCGTCACCACCGAAACCAGCCTGTTAACACTTAAATCAGCCACTACAATCAACGGCGTGGCCAATCGCGGGCTATTGCGGCTGCGGCAGATCAGCGTAGTGACCGATGCCGCTAACGGCGTGGCGACATTTCGGATTCGCAAAGGGGCAACCCTGGGCGGCAGCCCGTCCTATACGCCTATCTCCGGCAGCACGGC